GTTGGATGGGTGCCTAGTGGCGCGTAAGTCCGTCAGCCTAGCAGTCGGTCGAGGCGAGAAGCTCTCGACTAAGGCAGGCGCAGGGCTCACGGCTAAGGGCAGGGCTAAGTACAATCGAGAGACGGGGAGCAAGCTCAAGGCGCCAGCGCCGAACCCGAAGACTAAGGCGGACGCAGGGCGTAAGAAGTCGTTCTGTGCCCGCATGAAGGGCGTGGTCGCCAAGGCCAAAGGGCCAGCCGAGCGCGCTAAGGCCTCACTCAGACGGTGGAAATGCTAATGGCTAAACCAGGACTGTACGCTAACATACACGCCAAGCGTAAACGCATCGCGGCGGGCTCAGGCGAGAAGATGAGGAAGCCGGGCGCTAAGGGCGCACCGACCGCTAAGGCGTTCCGCGAGTCGGCTAAGACCGCAAAGAAGAGGAAGTAACATGCGTAATCGGATGGGCATGGCACCGGGTGGCATAGGTGATCAGATGGTCGAGATGCGTAAGCGCATCCCTCGGCAGCAGAACCTACCGGCGCCGCGCCAGCGCGCACGGCCTGACGCTGTGAGCCTCGTGGTAGACTTTAAGCCATCGCCTGTGCGGCGGATCGGCACGGGCGGGAGGATGAAGTAATGCCGCTCGTCAAGTCTGCCAGCAAGGGCGCGTTCCGTAAGAACATCAAGACTGAGATGGCGCGCGGCAAGCCGCAGAAGCAAGCCCTAGCAATTGCTTACTCGGTCAAGCGTAAGGCACAAGGTAAGAAGCGCAAATAATGGCTAAAGATCCGACAGGACTTCGAGGCGCGGCACGAGTCGCCAACACGCCTGAAGACAAGGGCAAAGCCTCCCGCGATCCAGCGGACATTTTGGCTACGGCGCGCACGCGCCTGACGATGGCCCTCTCGGCATACTCTGACAGCCGAGAAGACGAGCTGGATGATTTGCGGTTCATGGCGGGATCGCCTGATAACCAGTGGCAGTGGCCCCAGGACGTGTTGGCGACTCGGGGCTCGGTGCAAGGGCAGACGGTCAACGCACGCCCCTGCCTAACGATTAACAAGCTACCGCAGCATGTGCGGCAAGTCACGAACGATCAGCGTCAGAACCGCCCCTCGGGCAAGGTCATCCCTGTGGACGACCAAGCCGACATCGAGGTGGCTGAAGTTTTTGACGGTATCGTGCGGCATATTGAGTACATTTCAGACGCCGACGTGGCGTACGACACCGCCTGCGACAACCAAGTGACGTACGGCGAGGGGTATTTCCGCATTTTGACGGAATACTGCGACGAGGATACCTTCGATCAGGATCTGCGAATCGGGCGCATCCGTAATAGCTTCAGCGTGTACATGGATCCGACGATCCAAGACCCCTGCGGCTCGGATGCCGAGTGGTGCTTCATTACGGAAGACATTCCGAAATCGGATTTTGAGCGAATGTATCCGGATGCGGAGCCGATTTCGTCCATTATGGCGCGAGGTGTCGGAGACGCCGCGCTGACGCAGTGGATTAACAAGGATACGGTGCGGATTGCGGAGTATTTCTACAAAGAACACTCTAAAGCGACGTTGAATCTGTACGCCGGCAATCAAACGGCCTTTAATGGCTCACCGGAAGCCAAAGAGCTCGAAATGTTGGGCTTGCAACCCATTCGCAAACGCGAAGTGGACGTTAAACGCGTCAAATGGGTCAAAACCAACGGCTATGAGATCCTTGAAGAGTCCGAATGGCCGGGCAAATGGATCCCTGTGATCCGTGTCATTGGCAACGAGTTTGAGGTTGAGGGGCGTATGTACGTCTCGGGCCTCGTGCGTAACGCCAAAGATGCCCAGCGCATGTACAACTACTGGGTCTCGCAAGAGGCTGAGATGCTGGCTCTGGCGCCCAAAGCGCCGTTCATTGGCTACGGTGGTCAGTTTGAGGGCTACGAGCAACAGTGGAAAACCGCCAATACGAACAATTGGCCGTATTTGGAGATCAATCCGGACGTTACTGACGGTCAGGGAGCGGTATTGCCGCTACCCCAGCGCGCAGCGCCACCGCTTGCCCAAACAGGCCTCATTCAGGCCAAGTTAGGGGCGTCGGATGACATCAAAGCGACGACCGGACAGTACGATTCTAGCCTAGGCGCGACGTCAAACGAGCGTTCTGGGCGGGCCATTTTGGCGCGTGAACGGCAAGGCGACACAGGTACCTATCATTTCGTAGACAATCTTGCTCGGGCCATTCGCTATGGGACGCGCCAACTCGTTGATTTGATCCCGAAAATATATGATACGCAGCGCATCGCGCGCATTATCGGCATGGACGGCGAAACATCGACCGTTCGCATCGATCCGATGCAAGCCGAGCCTGTGCGCCGTATCATGGACGAGGCAGGGGTCGTGATCGAGAAGATCTACAACCCGTCAGTCGGTAAGTACGACGTCGCGGTGACGACAGGACCGTCCTATGCGACCAAGCGCCAAGAGGCGATGGACGCAATGGGGCAGATCCTGCAAGCCAACCCGCAGCTTTGGGGCGTAGCGGGCGACCTCTTCGTCAAAAACATGGATTGGCCGGGCGCGCAAGAGATTGCCAAGCGGCTACAGAAGATGATCGACCCCAAACTGCTTGCGGACGAGGAAGATCCTGCGTTGCAAGCCGCCAATCAGCAGATGGAAGTGATGGCGCAAGAGATGCAGATGATGCAGGAGATGCTCCAGCGCGTGCAGCAGTCGATGGAAGCCCGCGAAGTGCAGATCAAGGAGTTCGAGGCGCAAGTCAAGGCGTACAATGCCGAAACCGATCGCATCAAGGCGGTTGAGAGCGGCTTGAGCGAGGAGCAAGTGCAGGACATTATCCTTGGCACGTTGAGTGGCATGTTAGCTTCTGGCGAACTTGTGGCGCCAAGCGCTACGCGGGAGATGCCTAATGAGCCAATGTGACGTCTTTATCGGGCATTTGTTTCTTGCGCGGGACGTAACGCACTCAACGCACTTAAATACGCGTAATTACGCCAAACATAAGGCGTTGCAGAAGTTTTATGAGGGTATTATCCCGCTTGCGGATGACTTTGCCGAAGCCTATCAAGGTCGTTATGGGCTGATTGGTCCGATCGCACTGCAATCGGCTAAAAAGACCAATAACGTGTTGGATTTTCTGCAAGACGAGCTTAAAACGCTCGAAGAGATGCGATATAAGGTCTGCGATAAGGATGACAGTCCGTTGCAGAATTTGATTGACGAGATACTGACGTTGTATCTTACAACCATTTACAAATTGAAGTTTTTAGCGTGAGGATAGAGCATGGAACTTCTTAATCCCTTAGCAGACGCGCTTTATCCAGGGCGCACAGTCAGCTACACCGGCACGGCAGGCTCGACCGGCACTTGGCAGGCGGGTCCGCAAGGCGTCGTCGTGTGGTCAACGTCTGCGGCTTACGTAGTGGTTGGCGAAGGCGTGACGGCAACGACCAACAGCACGCCGATCCCGCCCAACACGCCGATCCCGTTTAAGGTGCCGGAGGGCACAGGCGCGCCATGGCGCGTGAGCGCGATCCGCGTAGGGTCTGACGGCGACGTGTACGCCAAACCCATCAACATTCGATGAGTTGGGGCGTTGCAATGCGTAACGCGGTCGGGCTAGGGCTCGGCGGCGTTGTGTCGCTGGTGGCAGGTTACGCCAGCGATATTATTTTTGGAAATTTAGAAACCGAAGCCGGTCAAAACTTGGTGCAAGAAGATGGCGGTTTACTGTTGCTGGAGTGACGAATGGCTATCATTAAAATTACTGAGCTCCCTGCGGCTACGCTTCCGTTAGATTACACGGAACTAACGCCTATCGTTCAAAGCGGCACAACTAAAAAAGTCGCTTTAGGCGATATTTTTTCGGTTAATGTGGCTAATTTTACAGGTACAGGCTCTCAGGTTAATTTTGCGCTGCCTAGCGCCGCAACAGAAAGTGCCACTAACATTTATATTAATGGCGTATATCAGCAAAAAAATACTTACCAAGTTGCGGTAGACACTATTATTTTTTCTGAAGCCCCGCCAGCTACTTCAGCTATTGAAGTAATGTACGCGTAATGAGGTTGCCATGACGGACAAAAAAATCTCTCAACTTTCTGCTGCGTCCACTCCGCTTGCAGGCACGGAAGTTTTACCGATTGTGCAAAGCAGCGCTACAGTAAAAGTAGCAGCTGATGATCTGACGGTAAAAAACATTCGATCAAATGCAACAAGCGGTATTTTGCAAGTTGCTGGCCCTGCCGCCGCCGCAACCCACACTATGACGGTGCCTGACGCTAATTTTACTGTAGCTCGAACTGACGCCGCGCAATCATTTACCGGCGATCAAACCCTTGCAACAGGCAACCTCGTCATCGGCACCACCGGCAAAGCGTTTGAAACCACTGGTTTTATTGGGATCAACGCTTCAACAGCTACAACTGTTGCATCAGGTATCTCATTTTTGGCCGTAGTTCGATGCCGAGGAAGCGGTGGGTCAGCTATTATTCTTTATGAAAACAATACGACGCCTGTAATTGTTGCTCAAGCAGGGCCGGTTACATTTGTGACCGGAGCGCCGGGAGCGAACGAAATTCAGATTGCGGACGGAGGCAGTTCAATTACGGCTCTTGCCGGGGCAACGGTTGGAACTAACAATCTCAACATCTCTATTCTTAAAAATCAGTAGCAGGAAATTGAAATGTCTCTAACAAAAGCATCCTATTCAATGATTTCTGGTGCTCCGGTAAACGTACTTGATTACGTTTCGGGCGGCAACGGGACGGATGCTAATCCATACGTCGGATGGGATACTGCATCTCCGTGGGCGGCTAATACACAATATGTATTTCCGCCTGGCGTGTTTCAGTACAGTTCAACTTTAAGTTTGCCTTACGCCGGTATTTACCTGATTGGTGCTGCTTATCGGGGAACTACGCTAAAGTTTACGGGCAGCGGTAATTGCATATCGTTTGATGGCGGGGTGACTGGATTTAATAATCCTCGCCTTGAGAATTTAACGATTGAGGGCAACCCATTAGCAACGAATGGCATTTTTACCGATAACGCACAATACGGCGTTCTTAAAAATATCATCATTCGCAATATCAGCGGTGCGGGGTTAAGAAGTCTTTTTGGTGTTTATTGGCACATCGAAGACTTTTATATGGGCAATAACTTGGGGACTCCAGGATTTGTTGCACAAACCACTTATCCGGCAGTAGGTATATATTTAGGTGACTCTTCTAGCGCATTGAAAACCGTTACCGCATATACGATCATCAACGCAAACATTGCTGATTGTGTCAATTCAGGCATTGATATACAGAACGGTTGGCTAAACACCATTGTTGGCGGCGCAGTAGAAGCAAACGGCGATCAAGGACTTTATTTGGCGCAAAATTCGCATGACAACCTTATTAACGGTTTATATGTAGAGGCAAACGGTACTGAAAATATCGTTGTAGCAGGATCAGGCGAAAACCTTGTTGGTTTATGGTGTGTTGATAGCGGTAACAAACGAATAAGATTTACAAGTACAAGTAGTTCTTGCCACGTTTTTGGCGGCATATATGGCGATATTACACTTGACGCTGGCGCAACTCGCAACGAGTTTACTAGCAGTCGAATGGCCGGAACATTGACGGATAATGGCACTGGAACAGCATACAACAATATGTATAGCTTTGGTCCTGCCAACGGTTATATTCATCCGGCGTTTATTGCATCGTGGACTAACAATGCCACGTTTCCTTACGAAACTTTTACGTCGTCAGGGGCGAACATTACTTCAGCAATTAACAGCAGCGGATTCGGTATTGCAAATACCAACAGTTTTTGGCTAAACAAAGGCGCAACGTATTTGTTTCAATGGAACATCACGCTTAATTCAGGAACCGCGCCAGGATTTCTTGTAGGTACGAACACGTCTGCGGCGGCGGTTGGAGTTTCCGTTGCGGGAAACAATGTCTATATGTTTACCGCTGGTACCAACGATAATTATTATTTTACGTTACGCACCGAAGATGGCGTTGCAGCTAATTACAGTTGTTCTGGCATTGACGTAAAACAAATTAATTGATCTAGCATAACTTGACGTTTTGACGCAACAGACTATATTTAACCCGTACTGGTGCGGTTCACCAGGGATTCGACAGGAATCACAATGACTGACAATGCTGAAGTTGTAGCGGAACAAGTACCCGCGCCGGAACCGGAAGCGACGGCCGCACCGGAACCCGAAATCGTTGCCCAAGAGGCAGAACAGCCGGAGGAAAAGCCAGCCAAGACGTTCACCCAAGAGGAACTGGACGCGATGGTCGGCAAACGACTTGCGAGAGAACGTCGCAAGTGGGAACGAGAGCAAGCGTTAAAAGCGCCCGAGCCGAAAGCTCAGACGCCCGCCACGCTGCCTGATCGGGACGTGGACCCCGACGCTTATGCGGAAGCCCTTGCGGCCCGCAAAGCCGAGGAGCTTCTTGCCCAACGTGAGGCAGAGCGACAACAGCGCGAACTCTTGATGGCCTACAAGGAACGTGAAGAGGCTGCGTTCGAGAAGTATGACGACTTTGAGCAAGTCGTTTACAATCGCTCGCTACCGATCACGACCGTGATGGCTGAGACGATCCAAGCCTCCGACATTGGGCCCGACGTAGCATACTACCTAGGCTCCAACCCGCGAGAGGCCGAGCGTATTTCCCGCTTGTCACCGTATCTGCAAGCCAAGGAGATCGGTAAGATTGAGGCTAAAATAGTCGACAATCCGCCGGTCAAAAAGACAACTAATGCGCCCCCGCCGATTAAGCCTGTTACGGCTAAAACCGCAGGAGCCCCGTCTCGGGACACGACAGACCCCCGCTCTGTGAAGGACATGAGCACGTCTGAGTGGATCGAGGCCGAGCGCCTGAGACAGATTAAGCAGTGGGAAGCGCGACGTAACCGCTAACTTCTTTATTGGAGATTTATTGTGGCTAATTCACTTCTGACTATTGACATGATCACGAGGAAGGCTCTCGAAATTCTTGAGAACAACCTTGTGATCACCCGTAACGTGAACCGTCAGTACGACGACAGCTTCGCTGTCGAAGGTGCCAAGATCGGTTCGACCCTCCGCATCCGTCTGCCGGATCGTGCCCTTGTGACCGACGGCGCCGCTTTGCAGGTGCAGGCTGACAACGAGCAGTTCACCACGCTCACCGTCGCCTCGCAGAAGCACATCGGTGTCAACTTCACGAGCGCCGAAATGGCCCTTCAGTTGGACGACTTCGCCGATCGCGTGTTGAAGCCGCGTATCAGCCAGTTGGCCGCCAGCATCGACGCCGACGTGGCGAACTCGTACAAAAACGTGTTCCAGTCTGTCGGTTCGCCTGGCACCACGCCTGGCACCTCGCTCGTTCTGTTGCAAGCGCAGCAGAAGCTGAACGAAGCCGCCGCCGGTATGGCTCCGCGCTACGCAACCGTCAATCCGGCTGCCAACGCTGGCCTCGTGGAAGGCATGAAGGGTCTCTTCAACCCCGTTGACTCCATCAGCCGTCAGTTCAAGAACGGCATGATGGGCGAAGGCATCTTGGGCTACGACGAGATCAACATGTCTCAGTCGATCAAGCAGCACACCAACGGCTCGGCCTCGCGTTCGGATACCCCGATCGTGAAGACCACGCTGACCAACGGTGCGACCAAGCTGACCCTCGACAACGTAACCGACGGCCTTACCCTCGTCCCTGGCGACGTGTTCACCATCGCTGGCGTGTTCGCGGTCAACCCGCAGACCCGCGAGTCGACCGGCGCGTTGCAGCAGTTCGTTGTGCAGAACACCGTTACCTCGGCCTCTACGGAGTTCGTGGATGTGGAGTTCCTGCCGGCGGTCTACGGCCCGACTCACGCCCTCGCCACCGTCAGCAAGCTGCCGACGGCCAGCGATGTCGTGACCTACGTGGGTGCTGCCAGCGGCCAGTACGCGCAGAACTTGGTGTACCACAAGGACGCGATCACGTTCGCTACCGCCGACCTCCTGCTCCCGCAGGGCGTTGACATGGCGAGCCGTCAGGTCCACAACGGTATCTCCATGCGCGTTGTTCGTCAGTACGACATCAACAACGACCGTATGCCCTGCCGTATCGACGTGCTGTATGGCTACTCGGTGATTCGTCCGCAGATGGCCTGCCGCATCTGGGGCTAATGTTTAACCTTATTCACGGAGTAACTTAAAATGGCACTTTCTAATGGTACTGGTGGTTATCAGATCAGTGCAGGCGCTATTGGCGAGCCGGTAATGTTTGCGCAAGGCGCCCCTGTGGCGCTGACCGCAGGCGCGACCGCAACGCCCGAGCAGCTTGCAAACGGTCTTTTCACGTTCAACGGCACGGCGGGCAACCTTGTCCTTCCGACCGTTGCATTGTGGGAAGAGGCGTATCCTTCCACAGACAAAGTGGACGCCGCGTTCGACTTCTTCGTCATCAACATTGATGCGTCGGGTTCGGATGCCATCACGGTCGCTGTGGGCACGGGCTGGACGCTCGTGGGCGCAGGCGCTGTAGCGGCGGCAACGTCAGGCCACTTCCGTTGCCGTAAGACCGGCGCGGGCGCGTGGACTGTCTACCGCATCTCGTAATAGCAAACGCCCCCTACGGGTGATACCGTAGGGGGCACTGCCTAGAGGACTACGCTCATGCCGAATACCAAGCCGATTGGTGTCGCCTACGCAGATCAGCTTTTGGACGGAGCTCGCTTCGTTCCGGAAGTGGCTGCGAACACGGCGGCGCTGACCACGATTACGTCTACCGCTCCTGTCACTCCCGACTTTGCGATTCAGGATCTGGTTAACAGCAGTGCGTTTGGCTTCGTCACTAAGGACGAAGGCAACACGGTGCTGGCTGTTATCGCCAATCTTCAGACTCGCGTGGCGGAGTTGGAGAGCAAACTGCAAACTTACGGTATGCTTCCGTAACTATGCATTACTATCTTCGTCATCCCGTTCACGGGACCAAGGTGGCTATTTCCGATATGGAAGTAGCTTTGGATTCAGAAAACGGGTGGGAAGAGTACGACCCCACGGACCCGGCGGTACAAGAGGAAACTTTTGTGCCGTCGGACTCCGTTTCGGCTAACAACCAGTTAAGGGTGCGCCGTAAGAGGAAGGAATAATGGCCGTCACCGCCCAAAACTTGATCAACAAGTCGCTGCGACTGCTGGGCGTTTTGGCTTCGGGTGAAACGACCACGGCGGCGGAAGCTGAAGACTCGTTATACAGCTTGAACTCAATCATCGACTCGCTGTCGGCGAACCCACAGTATTATTTTTGCACGCAGGCCGAACAGTTTACGTTGGTCAACGGGCAGAGCACGTACACGATCGGTAACGATCCCAACACGTCGCCAGCGGCTAACTTTGTCGCAGCGCGACCGATTCGCATTGTGGGCGCGTTCGTGCGCATCAGCAACGTCGACACGCCGCTTGCGCTGATTACCGAGCAGTATTGGACTAACATTGCGGCTAAAGCCACGAGCGGTACGCCGACAAAGCTCTTGTACCGACCTAACGTGCCGTACGGGCAGATCGTGCTGTACCCCACGCCTAACGCAGCGGTGCCGATCTTTATCAAAGCCGAGCGGATGATTGGCGAATACGCCACGCTGACTTCGACGCAGTACCTGCCGCCGGGGTATCAGCGGCTGCTTGAGCTGTCACTCGCTATGGAGTTAGCACCGGAGTATGGGACGCAAGTTAAACCGGAGATTTTGGCGAACCTTCGTGCGGATCTGGATAGCCTTATCCGTACCAACATTCAGCCCTTGCCGGTTAACAAGACTGATAACTTCCCCAACTCGAACACCACGTTCAATATGCCCCCGATCTAGGTGATTTATGCCAACGACTCGTGAATTGTTAGGTGGCGCGCATCGACTGCTGGGGTTAGTGAACTCAGGTAACGTGCTGCCTGAAGCGGTCTACCAAGATAACTTGGTGGCGCTTAATCAAATGGTTGATAGCTGGAGCACCGAGCGGCTTGCAGTGTTCTGTACACAAGACCAAACGTATTTTTGGGATCCCGGCTTTCGTATTCGTACACTAGGCCCGACGGGCGATTTTGTGTTTATTTTGGCTAATCAGTCTGACACGCCAATTGTTACGCAAGGCGAAGACTACATTGGCGTTGACGACGCTACGACTCAAAGGCCGATTTTGTTAGAAGATTCCACGTATTTTCGTGACCCTAGCAACAATGTGTCATTTGGTATTCGGTTTATTAACCAATTGCAGTACAACAACATTGCGGTCAAGACGGTTACTAGCACCTATCCGCAGGTGATGTTTGTCAATATGACTTTCCCAAACATCACGTTAGCGGTCTACCCAGTGCCAAACAAAATGCTGGAGTTTCACTTTATCTCGGTGCAGCCCTTAGCAAACCCCGCCACACTTGAAACTGAACTTGCCTTTCCGCCAGGTTACTTGCGCGCGTTTCGCTATAACTTGGCGCTTGAGCTTGCCCCCGAGTTTAACGTGGAACCTTCAAGCGAAGTGCGACGAATTGCCATGTATAGCAAACGTAATTTGAAGCGCATCAACAATCCTGATGACATTATGGCAATGCCGTATAGCGTCATTGCCCGCCGTAACCGCTACAACATCTTTGCAGGGAACTACTAATCATGGCGACTAAAATCACCATTTCTAATCTTCCCGCAACTGCTTCGTCCTCGGGCGCGGATGAGTTTGTGTTGGTGCAGGGCAGCCTGACCAAAAAGATCACGAACACTAACCTTTTTACCAACGTCACGTTGACTAGCCCAACAATGGTCACGCCGACATTAGGCGTGGCGTCGGCGACTAGCATCAACAAGGTTGCGATCACAGCGCCTGCGGCAGGCGCGACACTTACGCTCGCGGATGGCAAGACGCTGACGGTCAATAACTCCATCACGTTCTCGGGCACAGATGCCACGACCATGACGTTCCCTGCAACGGATGCGACTTTGGCGCGTACGGATGCCGCGCAGACATTCATTGGCACGCAGACTTTTGGCGGCGCGATTGTTGGTGGCGTGCAGGCGCTTTCTGGTCCTGGCGCTGTTAACGTCACGACCGTTACGACCGCGTTCACTTCAACCGGCACGGGCGATGCGCTGACGCTTTCCGATGGCGCGAACGGTCAATTGAAGTCAATTGTTTATGTTGCAGAAACTGCTGGTGCCGATACGGGCGTGCTGACGCCGAGTAATTTTGGTAACGGTACGACTATTACATTTACCAACGTAGGTGATAGCTGTCTTTTGCAATTTCTCGGCACCAATTGGTGGGTAGTGTCCCTTAACGGCGCGACCGTTGCTTAACCCATGAAGACGCCGATTCTCGGATCGTCGTATGTTTTGCGCAGCCCTAACGCGGCAGATGCGCGCATGGTCAATCTTTATCCGGAAGTTATCCCTGAAGCTGGCAAAGAGCCCGCTTACTTGCAGCGTTGTCCTGGCATGGAGCTCATCGCTTCGGTAGGGGCGGGCCCGATCCGTGGCATGTGGAACCACGAGGGCGATGTGTACATTGCTTCAGGCAGCGAGCTCTACAAGATGGCGCCGGACATCTCGCTGACTAAGATCGGCGACATTACGGGCACGGGGCCGGTGTCGATGGCTGACAACGGCTTGCAGCTTTTTGTGGCCTGTAACCCTGACGGTTACATCTACAACTTCACCACGACTGCGTTCGCGCAGATTACCGATCCCGATTACCCTGGCGCTGTAACGGTAGGGTATCTGGATGGGTATTTTGTCTTTAACGAGCCCAACAGCCAACGCATCTGGGTTACGCAGCTTTTTGACGGTTTGTCGGTCGATCCGCTTGACTTTGCGAGCGCCGAAGGATCCCCCGACGGTTTGGTGTCAATCATCATTGACCATCGCGAGGCGTGGCTCTTTGGCACGAACTCGACTGAAGTTTGGTACAACTCAGGCAACCCTGACTTTCCGTTAGAGCGCATCCAAGGCGCCTACAACGAAGTCGGTTGCATTGCCCCCTACTCGGTCGCCAAGCTCGACAACAGTGTGTTCTGGCTCGGAGCAGACGCTCGCGGTCAAGGCATCGTCTACCGCGCGCAAGGCTACCAAGCCGTTCGCGTCTCGACGCACGCCGTAGAGTTTGCCATTCAACAGTACGCCGACATGTCGGATGCGCTCGCCTACACGTACCAGCAGGACGGTCACGCGTTCTACGTATTGATCTTCCCAAGCGCGAATACGACGTGGGTGTTCGATGCCGCAACGGGCGCATGGCACGAACGTGCCGCGCTCGTCAATGGCGAGTATCGGCGGCATCGCTCGAACGCGCACGCTGCGTTCAATAACTACCCAACCGTTGGCGACTTTGAGAACGGCAACATTTATCAGTTCAAATTGGATGTCTTTTTGGATGCGGGTGTGGTGCAGAAGTGGCTACGCCGCTGGCGCGCACTACCCACCGGCCAAAACAACCTCACGCGCACGATCCATCATCAGTTGCAGCTTGACTGCCAAACGGGCGTAGGCTTGTCGGGCGATGAGTCCACCTCGGCGTTGGACCTTATTTTATCGACCGAAACAGCGCAAGAGATTGAGACCAACCAAGCCATTTCGCCGAACACCGCACCGAGCTCGCTCTACGCCTTGATCGGCCAAAACATCGGCGTCGATCCACAGGTCATGCTGCGTTGGTCGGACGATGGCGGCCATACATGGAGCAACGAGCACTGGCGCGACATGGGACCGATCGGTGCCACGCAAACGCGTGTCATCTGGCGTCGGCTCGGCGCGACGATGAAGTCTCGCGATCGCGTGTACGAAGTGTCGGGCACGGATCCCGTTATTGTCGCCATCATGGGAGCGGAGCTAGAACTTAGCCCGACGGATGCGTAATGGCGGCTCAGAACACAACCAACATTCCTGCACCTCGCGTCCCGTTCATTGACGAGCGGACAGGGCTAATCAGCCGTGAGTGGTTCCGGTTTCTTAACAACCAGTTCCAACTCACAGGCGGCGGTACGACCGCCATCTCGCTTGCTGACCTTGAGCTTGCGCCGTACAGCGACGCGGCGACCGAAGCGGAGCTTGCGGTCACGCAGTCTCGCGTGCAGGCGCTAGAGCTCGCGCCGCGCGCGCCTGAGCTTACGCCTGTGAGCTTTGCGTCGTTCTACTCGACTCAAACGCAAGCAGCGACGACGATCAATACGGCCACGGCAATTAGCTATAACAATGCGGATACGACCTACGGCATTTACCGAGATCCCGCTGACAACACGAAAATTAAGGTCTCGCGGCCCGCCATTTATAACGTGCAGTTTTCTATTCAAGTCGACAAGACGTCGGGCGGTAACGGCAGTTTTTACATTTGGCCGGCGATCAACGGGACAGCGGTACCCAACTCAGGCTGCTATATTCAGATCCAAGGCAATAACGCTGAAATTTTTTCGGCAGCTAACTTTTTCCTGCCTTTGTCCAATGGCGACTACTTTCAGTTATATTTCTCCGTCAATGACTTGAGCGTGCAATTGCAGCACTTTGCTGCTTCGGCCCCCGTGCCCGCGATTCCATCCATCATTTTAACCGTGATGCAGGTGTACATATGACCGTTTTTCTCTCCCCGCTGGCGGGTGCCGGCGCACAGTTTTTCGATGGAAACGGCGCGCCGTTGGCAGGCGGTCGGATCTTTACCTACACGGCAGGCACGACCACGCCCGAGGCGACCTACACGAGCATCAGCGGCGCCACGGCGCACCCGAACCCAATCGTGCTCAACTCTGAAGGCCGCGTGCCCGCAGAGATTTGGCTTACGGAGTCGGTGAGCTACAAGTTCATCCTGCAAACTGCCGCTGGCGTTCAGATCGGCACGTACGACGACATCTCGGGCGTCAACGATTTGACGGTCTCGGGCATTAGCTGGGCGAACGTAACGGGCACCCCCACTACGCTCGCAGGCTATGGCATTACGGACGCGCTGTCCGCAGCGACAGCGGCCTCGACCTACGCCCCGATCGCAAGCCCCACGTTCACGGGCACCGCGCTGATCCCTGACAACGCGCCCTCGAACACTAACTTCCCGATTGGCTACCGCGAGGCGCCGCTCAACAGCAAGACGACGGGCTACACGCTCATCGCCTCAGATGCGGGCAAGACGATCCTAATGAACGGCAGCAGCGTGACGCTGACCATCCCTGCCAACGCCTCGGTGCCGTTCCCGACGGGGACGGTGTTTATCGTCATCAACGTTAATGCAAGTGCATTGTCTATCGCGATTACGTCGGACACGCTGACGCTGGTGAACAGCAGCACGACCGGCACGCGAACATTGGCTCAGAACGGGGTCGCGACCTGTATTAAGATTGGCGCGACGTCTTGGCTCATCAGCGGAGCAGGCTTGACCTAATGAGTGGCGCTACCCTCGTCGCGTTCATTAACGGCAGCACAGGCGGTGCTGGCGCAGGCGTGTTCGACTTCACCGAACCCGGCACGGGCTTCATTGCGATCCCGACCGGCGCGACAGGCGTGGCGATCCAAGTCTGGGGCGCAGGCGGTGGTGGTGGTGCGGGGACGTTTGGGTTCATCGCGCCAGGTGAGCCTGAGATCTTTCCAGGCGGCGGTGGCGGAGGTGGGGGGTACGCTAAGACCGTGCTTACGTTCTCGGCTCAAGACGGTAAGACCATTAACTATACGGTAGGTTCCGGCGGTGCAGGCGGGCCATTTGGTTCGTTAAGTGGTGATGCAGGGACGTTTTCTAACGTTTTCAGCGGCACGTACTCGCTAACCACGCTTACCGGAAACGGCGGTCAAGGCGGCACATCGGGTAATTTTCCCGTGCAAGGTGATGGCGGTACGGCCACGGGCGGCAACACGACCAACACGACCGGCAACGGTGGTGCCGCGTTTGAGCAGTCTGGAGCCGCAGGGGTGGCAGGTGACGCCAGCCTCACAGCCGGTGCAGGTGGCGATGGCGGGCTCACGTTTGACGGTCAGGCGGGCTCATCGGGCCGCGTGCGGTTCGTCTTTACATTCTAAGGTGACGTATGGCAGTTAGCGTAAAAGTTCTAATCCCCGCCAAGATCGCAGAGGCTGCGCAGACAACGCAGTACACTGCGACGAACGTAGCGGCCATCATTGACAAGTTTACCGCGACGAACTACAGCAGCGCCGCCGCCACTTTGTCCGTCAATTTGGTGACGGCCTTTGACAACGCGGGCAACCAGAACTTGATCATCAAAGCCAAGACCCTGCTGCCGTCGGAGACCTACACGTTTCCTGAGCTCGTGGGCCAGATCCTCGCGCCAGGCGGGTACATCTCGACGCTCGCTGGCACAGGGTCTGCCATCAACATCCGCTGCTCGGGGCGTGAAGTGTCGTGACGCAGTTAGCCGAAATCGGCGCGCGCGCGCTGCAAGCCTTTGGCAGTGTGGAAGAGGCCGAAGAGGCCATGTTGCCTATGCCGCAGGCCGAGTGTCCGGTCACGCACTATTTCGGCCCCGGTATTGCCATCCGCGAAGTGTTTTTGCCGGCGGGCACGCTGGCAGTTGGGCACAAGCAAAAGTTCGCGCAACTAAACATCATGCTGCGCGGCAAGGTCGTCATGCTCCAAGATGACGGTACGTTACGGACTGTTACCGCGCCGTTGATTTACACAGGTCAGCCAGGGCGCAAGATCGGCTACGTGCTTGAAGACACCGTATGGCAGAACGTCTACGCGACAGACTTGACCGACGCAGACGCCGTAGAAGAAGCGTTTATTGAAAAGAGCGATGCTTGGCACAGCCATCAGCTTGCAGACTTGGCGGAGCGGCAATTTGGCCGCGCTGCCGATCGACAGGATTTTCAGTGTTTGTTGATTGAGTACGGCATCGACGCCGAAACCGTACGCGCACAGTCAGAAAACACCGACGATCAAATCTCGGTCATCAGCGGCAACACTCGCATTCACGACTCAGAGATCGAGGGCAAAGGGTTGTTTTTAACGTCTCCCGTTAAAGCCGGCGACGTAATTATGCCGGCGCGGATTGCCGGTAAGCGTACGCAAGCAGGGCGATACGTAAACCATTCGTTGACGCCCAACGCCAAGATGGCCCTGCGTGAAAACGGAGACATTGATTTGGTCGCAGTGCGTGATTTATCAGGGTGCAAAGGCGGTAGCGTAGGAGAAGAACTTACGATAGATTATCGCCACGCGCTCGCCCTTTCGGGGGTTCAGTCTATCTCTCAGGAGCCATCATGTCAGGAATAGCCACCGCCATTGTCGGCAGCGCCGTAATTGGAGGCGCCGTTGCATCACGCGGCGCTAGTAAGGCCGCTAAAGCACAAACGCAAGCCGCTGATGAAGCCGCCCGCGTTCAACGCGAGATCTTCGAGCGCCAGACTGAATTGCAAGAGCCGTTCCGTCAGGCGGGCATTACGTCGCAGAACGAGCTGCTGCGGATGCTAGGGCTGGGCGGGGAGCCTGGCACACCGGGCTATGGCGCGATCGGCGCGCCGTTTACCGCTGAACAGATGCAGACCGACCCCGGCTACGCGTTTCGGCTTGCCGAAGGCGAGCGAGCATTGGAGCGTATGCAGGCCGCTCGCGGGCAGTTGCTCGGCGGCGGTGCGATCCGCGCAGGCGTGCGGTACGGGCAGGAGATGGGCTCGCAAGAGTACATGAACGCCTTTAACCGCGCGCAAGCTTTGATGGGCACGCGACTCAGCACGCTGGGCAGTCTTTATGGCGCAGGCCAAGCCGCAGCGCAGCAGGTGGCTGGTCAGGCTGGTCAGATGGGCACCAACGTCAGTAATCTATTGATGGGTGCTGGACAAGCTCGCGCCTCGGGCTATCTAGGTCAAGCTAACGCGCTCTCGCAGGCGTTGGGGCAAGGCGCGATGGGCTTTGGACTTTACCGAGGCGGTTACTTTAATCCGCCGCCGGCAGCGGCTCCGCCCGTTCCACCGGCAGGAGGCTAATCATGGCGGTCATTGGTGCAACACAATTAGAGCCCGTCAACGTCCTTGGGCAGTACGTACAAGGGCTAGAGGCGGGTCGCGCTGCGCGAGCGCAACGGCAAAAAGAAGCGCAAGCCATGCAGCTTCAGAACATGCTCATGGGCGCAACGTCCGAACAATTGGAAAGCCCTGAGTTTATTAACCGGCTAACGGTGATGCCTGGCGGCGCTGAAGTCGCTAAGACGCTATCCGAGTCGGCTGCTGCGCAGCGCACGGCACGCAAAGAGGACTTGGACATTGCGATCAAGCAAGGTGAAGTCATTGCTCGCGAAGCCGGCGCCTTTTTAGATGACCCTGCTTCACTTAGCAAAGCGACCATTGACGCATGGGCGCAAGGTGCGGTTCAGCGCGGCTTACTGTCACAAGAAGCCTATGCGCGGTTTCAGCAGTTGCCTGACGATCCTAATGTGCTAGGCCCAGCGATGCAGCGATTGCAAACGCAAGGGTTAAGTCTTGCCGATCAGCTTCGCTACCAGCGCGTGACACCGGAAGCCATGCTGCCGTACGAGCAAGCCTTGTCACCAGACGTTGAGGCGCAAAAGATTCGGATTGCTGGTGCTGGCGCGTCTCGCACTACTATCCAAAATTTGCCAGCAGGCAAAAAGTTTAGTGAGACGCTTGGCGAACGGGCTGCATCACGGCTTGATGATCTTCGCACTAAAGCTGAATCTGCACGCAACACGTTGCAAACTTCAGGACAACTTCTGCCCTTGTTGGATGACCCCAATTTTATTTCAGGCACGTTGGCTAATGCGCGGCTTGCCGTGGCAAAAGCTGTGGGTATTGACGTTTCGGCAACTGAAGCATACTTCGCGGGTATCGGTCAACAAGTGGCTGAACGCATCACGGCCTTTGGTGCAGGCACGGGTCTTTCGGACGCTGACCGCGAGTTTGCAAAGAAGATTGCGGGCGGTGAAGAGACCCTTACTGTCGATGCGATCCGTCGGATTATTCGCATCAACAATGAATCAGCGCGTAACGTTATCGGTAACTATAACGAAGAGCGCACGCGTTTAGGCAAAAAAGACCCTGAAGTGTTGGATTATTTCCCTGAACTAGGCATAACTCGTCAAGTTAGACGCACCGGCACGGTCAATGGTCGCCGTGTAGTGGAGTATTCTGACGGGAGCATCGAGTATGCCGATTGATCCGAACAAAGTTAAGTGGGACGAGCCTGCTGTAACCGTCACTAAAATTGGCGGTCAAGAGATTGACCCTACTCAAGTAACTTGGGATACGGCGGCAACTCGCGGAGCTGTAGGTGAAGAAGCACCTGTAGGCCGCACTTGGGCGCAGACAGGCCGAGAAGCTATCGCTAACATCGGCCCTAGCGCGCTGGAGTTTGGGCGTAGCATGTTGACGGCTGTTTCGCAGCCGCGCGAGACCTTAGAGCAGCTTGGCGAAGTGCTGACGGGCGCCTACGCACGGTTCATTCCGCAAGAGTGGATGGCGCGACCAGACAAGGCCCAAGAGTTTATCGACAAGGCCAACGCAGTCGGCGGCGTTTACAAAGACCGCTATGGCAGCGTCGAGGCGCTCAAGAACACCATCGCTACCGATCCCGTAGGTTTCTTAGGTGACGTGTCGACGTTGACCGGCGCGACCGCTGCGGCAACGCCAGGGCGCGTAGGCCGCGTGCTAGAGACCGCATCACGCTTTACAGATCCGGCGCGTGTTGTGACAGCACCGATCGGGATAGTTGGAGGCGCGGGCGTCAACGTGTTAGAACGCGTAGCGACAGGTCCAAAGGCTAACGTGCTGCTTGAAGCGGCAGAAGGTCGTGGGCCCGAGATTGTCAACATGCTGCGCGGGCAGACTGAGATTGTACCTGGCGTCACGCCAACAGCCGGTGAAGCCGCATCGCCGCTGGGCGTGACGCGGTATTCGGCGCTACAAGAGTCTGCCGAGCGCGTGCTGCCGTCTCAATACTTGGCACGACGTCGTGACCAAGACGCGGCGCGAGTCGATGCTATTCGTCAGGTGGGCGGCACGCCTGTGCAGTTGGAAACAGCACGCAAGCTGCGTGACTCCACTGCCAAAACTAACTACGGCGCGGCGGGTAGAGAAGTGGTTGACGCTGACGAAGTGTTCACCGGCTTGCTAACGCGCCCGTCTATGGACCGCGTTATGGCTCGGGCTGCGAACATTGCAGCGGAAAAAGGCCAGCCGTTTGTGGTAGGCCGCAATCTTCCCGAGCAGCGTACCGTTGTGCCGGAGCCTGGCATGGGCGGCATGGGCGTGACGGGCCGCGAGGTCACTACGCCCGCACAGTTCGCGCAGTACCCCGTGCAAACTCTGCACTACATGAAAATGGCGTTCGATGATCTCATCAAAGATCCTGCGACGTTTGGTATCGGTAAGACCGAAGCCGCCGCCATCACGGGCACGCGGGCTGAGTTTTTGAACTGGCTTGAAGGCAAAGCCGCTGGGTACAAAGGCGCACGCGAGACGTTTGCCAAGCAAAGCGGCCCGATCAATCAGATGGAAGTGGGTCAGTTTTTGGAGAGCAAACTTACCTCGGCGCTGGAAGGCGAGCAAAAGCTACGTCCTGCGGCGTTTGCGGGTGCAGTTGAATCAGCGCCGCAAACCATCCAGCGCGCTATCTTAGGCGCGCCGCGCTTCAAAAAGTTGTCTGACGTATTGACGCCCGATCAGGTCAAGATTGTGGAAGACATCCGAAAAGACTTGGCGCGTCAAGCGGATTACCGCACGCAAGCTCGCGCAGCACGACCTATTGGCCCGACCGCCGAGCGCGCAGGCACGGGGCTATTGGTCGAGGCCGTAGGCGGCGTGACCATGCCTACGCTGCTTAACCGCATCGCTACGGTCGCCAACGCTATCTCACGGCGTTTGGCGGGCAAGATCGACCGCAAGCTATCTATTGAAATCGCGACCGAGATGTTGCGACCCGAACTTGCCGCGCAAGCCTTAGAGCAAGCAATGTCTCGCGCCGCAGGCGTGCAGACCGTGACGGGCGGCATCCGTCAAGCGGGTGGAATAGCTCAACGTGCAGCGACGCCGGCTGCGATGTTCACAAACGCGCTGGCTGAAGCTGAAGCGCGACAGAATCAAATGGCTCAGTAAGGAGAGACCTATGACCCCCGAGATGCTTAAAGGCGCACTCAAATCCCGCACGGTTTGGTGGAACGTCATGTTGGCCCTACTCGCCAGCATGGAGATGTTCGCCGGCAACTTGACGACGCTCTTCGGTCAAGACGTTGCGGCGTCGATCCTATTAGTTGGTGCGCTTGCAAACTTGGTCTTGCGCACCATTACCACACAGGCTTTAGCAGAGAAGAAGTGACATGGACTACCAAGATGCGTTTAACGTAGCGATCCTTATTGCAGCCGCCTTTGGAGGTTGGACGCTGCGGTCGATTACTACAAGCCTAGAGAATCTTCAGCGCGATCATCGAGAGATGATGCACCAGTTTGTCCGGCGCGATGACTACCGCGACACGCTTGCTGAGATTCGCGAGATCTTAGGCCGCATCTGGGATCAATTGAATCAAAAGGCTGACAAATGATCCAAGCGTGGTTGCTTCGCCAACTACCGCTGCTTATTGTTTCGGCCATCATTATCGGCGGCGGCTTCGCTGCGGGTTGGTGGCTTAAAGAGCAAGGCCGCAAAGAGATGCGGCCTGTCATCGAGCGCCTTGAGTCGGACCTTGCCTCCGAGCGCGCTGCCCGTCAACGTAACGAGGATGCGTTAAATGCGTACCAGCAAGAGCTTGACCTTCTGCGTAGCCGCCCTCGGCTTACTAGCCCTGTCCGGCTGTGTGTCACCCCAAGTGTGCGTGAAACCCCTGCCACCACCGGAGGCTCTGATGGTGCCGCCCCCGCCAGCGGGAGCAGTGCAAGACAAGCTGGAACTGATCTTGTCGCAGGGCCAGACATCGGCATCCCCCTAAGAAACTTAGCCTATCGGTGTGATGCCGAAAACGCTAAACTTCGCGCTTTACAGGATTGGGTTCGTGGACTGGAGTAAATATCAAAATTTCTCAAAAGCCGAGTTTGATTGCACACACTGCGGCAAAAATGAGATGAAGCCAGAGTTTATGGAAAAGCTCCAATGGCTACGAAGAGTTTACGGCAAGCCTATGCGCGTGACGAGCGGCTACCGCTGTCCCCAGCACCCGATCGAAGCGAAGAAAGCCGCACCTGGCGCGCACGCGAGCGGCTGCGCGTGCGACATTGGCGTACAAAGCCGCGAAGCCTACGATATTCTGAGGCTGGCTTTTGAGCTAGGCTTTACCGGCATCGGCGTGCAACAAAAGGGTAGTGGTCGTTTTATACACTTAGATACTTTGGAGGACGGCCCGAGGCCGAATGTTTGGTCCTATTAGGAGGCGTCATGCGCTCAGACGGCATCCCCGCCCGCTTCCAGTTAGCAGGCCACACCATCCAAGTCAAAGTTATTTCGCCGTCAAAGTGGCGCCACAGCAAAAAATGTGTTGGAATGTGGCTTCCAGACAAATATGAGATTCATCTACTAAGTACTTGTAAAGGCACACATCGCCAACAAGTGTGGGCACACGAAGCGATGCACGCAATGCTTGAGATCGGGGGACACGATGACTTGTCGCAAGATGAACAGCTTGTCGATCGCCTTGGGCACTTGCTCCAGCAGATGCTTACGACGATGGAGTAACCGTGGAACGTAAAGCCACCGACGAAGAAATCCTAGCCGCTTTAGATCGCCACAAAGGCAACCGCACCGAAGCCGCTGCCGCGCTAGGCTACAACATCCGCACGCTGCTAAGTCGCCTCGCGCAAATCAAAAAAGCGCGAGACATCGACACGCCAGAGTATTCGTTCACGCCGTTGCCTTCTGACGACGTGCCGATCGAAGAGTTGATCGAACACCGCAAGCGCCAGTTCGCCAACAAGCGTAACCACGAAGAGGCGAGCAAGCTGATTCCTATACGGATCAAACTACAGGGGCCAATCGGCCTTTTGTTTTTTGGCGACCCGCACGTCGACGATGATGGCACCGACATCGAGGCGCTGGAGCGCCACACGCAGTTGGTTAAAGACACTGAAGGACTGTTCGCCGTCAACGTAGGCGACACCACGAACAACTGGGTCGGCAGGCTCGCTCGGCTCTACGGCGATCAAAGCACGTCTGCGTCCCAAGCCTGGCGGCTCGCTGAATGGTTCGTAGGCCGCTGCGATTGGCTGTGGATCATTGGCGGCAACCATGACCTATGGTCAGGGGCGGGCGATCCGATGCGTTGGATCGCCAAGCAAAGCGATGCCCTTTACAAGTCAAGCGAAGCCCGCATCGCGCTGCGCTTCCCAAACGGTCGCGAGGTGCGCGTCAATAGCCGGCACGATCATGCGGGATCTAGCATTTGGAACCCCGCGCACGGGCCGATGAAGGCTGCGATTATGGGCACGAGGGATCATCTCTACGTCGCAGGGCACAAGCACGAGTCGGCGTACAGCGTGCTCAAAGATCCGATCAACAACATCGCGATGCACGCGCTCAAGGTGTCGAGCTACAAGGTTTACGATCGCTTCGCCAAGGAGCGCGGCTTCAGGGATAACACTTTGAGCCCCTGCGCGCTCGCCGTGATTAACCCAGATCTGCCGCCCGAGCACCCCGATCTGGTTAAGATCTGGTGGGATCCCGAGGAAGGCGCGGACTACTTACGCCGCTTGCGAAGCCGACGCGACTAGCGCCATCAACTCAGCACGCTCGCGGCTCGCCCGCAGCGCGCAGTACCGCTGGTGCAGACGCTCGATGAACGTCACTCGCTGCGGGCCGGCCACTTCGTCGGCCAGCATCTGCTTGACTTCCGCTTCGCTCATGTCGTTGAGCGTGGCGTTTAATTGTCTCCAGTTCATTTCAACTCCCACATAGCAATGTCCGATAGCGCCCGCTTGTCATGCAGGGCGGCCCATATTTTCTCGTCTATCGTCTTGTTCGTTAACAAGACGTAGACCCACACATCATGCCGCTGACCGCTGCGGTGTAATCGACCGATGACTTGCTCGTACTCTTCAAGCGACCACGGCAGCGAGACGAACACCATACGACTGCCGCCGTGCTGCAAGTTGAGCCCATGCCCTGCGGACTTAGGGTGGATCAACAACAGTTCAATCTCGCCTCGATTCCACGCGTCGATCACGCCAGGCTGATCAATCGTCGCGGCTTTGGGATACCGCCGTCGAAGCTCGGCGAGCTCGGCTTGGTAATTGTAAACAGTTATTGTATTGGCGCGTTGGTTTTCTTCGAGGAGTTCATCGAGCAGATCGAACTTGTGCTCGGAGAACCATACGGACTTCTGCGTGACGTCGAACTTGCCAGGGCGATCGGACGCCGTGCGGGTCGTGTCGTAAACAAACCCGCTCGCCATCTGTTGCAGCTTGGCGGTGACAGCAGCAGCGTTCGCGGCGATCGCCTTGGCGTCAGGGAACTCCACCAAGAAGTCCCGCTTCATCGTCTCGTACGGGTCGCGGTCCACTAGATCGCAGCGCATCTCGACGACGTGCAAGGGCGGCAGCTTGTCGCTGTATTCGCCAGGCTCTAGCACAAAGGTCGCCGGCTTGATCCGCGCCATCACCTGTTCGAGCGCCCCCTGCGCGGGCGTCCATTCGCCATACTCGCGATTGAGGCAGATAAAGTATTGCTGCAAAAACGCGCCTTTGCTGCGGCCCAGTAGGCTTTGGTCGATAATCTTGCATTGCCCGAACACGTCCTCTAGGCCGTTTGACGTAAAGCTACCCGTCAGCCCCCAGCGGATCTTGACGGGCTGTAATGCCTTCAGAATCGCCTTAAACCGTACGCCTGAAGGGTTTTTGAGGCGTGTGAGCTCATCAAACACCACGCCGTCAAAGTCAAGCCGCTGCTTGGCGAGCCACTGCAAGTTATCGTAGTTCGTGACCACTACGCGGGCGTCAGATTCTAAGGCCTTTGTCCGCCACGCGGGTGAACCTACAGCAACAGCAAGGTCTAAGCCCGGCGCCCACTTCGGCGCCTCGACCGGCCAAACGTGCTGGGCGACTCGCAACGGCGCGACGACGAGCCACCGCTTGACAATGCCGGCAGCCAGCATGTCCTGCATCGCTGTCAGCGTGAGCGCCGTCTTGCCAGCGCCTACGGGCGCCAGCACCATCGCACGGTCGTGCTCGTAGAGAAAGTCAGCCGCGCTCTCTTGATACGGACGCAAGGAAAGCATCGACGTCCTCGGTGCTAAACAGCACGCAATAGTTCTGGTTCGTCTGCTCCATCACGGAGGCAAACACCTTTTGCAGCGGCGACAGCCGACCTCGATCCGCCTTGAGCTCAACGAACCACGTCGCGCCGTCAGGCAGACAGACGATCCGATCGGCAACCCCGCGCTGCGAGGGCGAGCGAAACTTAAACGTGACGCCGCCGACACGCTCCACGGCCCAAGTCAAATACTCTTCGATAGTCTTCTCTCTCATGGCACGAATCCTATGTGATAAAACAATGCTTGACAAGCGAATAATGACCGCTTAGTCTTGCGCAAACACACTAAAGGAGACTACACGATGAGTCATAGCCATATCGTCGGCGGATCCACCGCCAAACGAGTGATCAACTGCCCTGGCAGCGTCAAGCTCTGCCAACAAGTTCCCCCGAAGCCATCTAGCAAGTACGCCGATGAAGGCACGCTCTTGCACAACGTCATGGCTGAGATCTTAGGTCACGACAAAGAATTGCGTCATGTGCTCGATATGGAGTACAACGGCATTTCTCTCACTGGCGATCTGATTGACAGCAAAGTGCGCCCTGCGCTGGAGGCGATCAATGATATTGACCCGGAGGCGAAACTCGAATTTGCGGTTGAACAAACCGTCGGCTTTGGTGATTTTTTACCGGATGTTTTTGGTTCTTGCGATCTTATTGGCCGCCTTGGGGATCGCGCTATTATATTGGATTGGAAATTCGGTGATGGTGTGGCTGTCGAAGCCGAGGAGAACGCTCAGTTACTGTTCTATACGGCTGCGGCGATCCGCACGCCGAGCCTTTCGTGGGTGTTCGACGGCGCTAAAGAGATTGAGTGCATCATTGTTCAGCCGCCCTCGATCAAGCGATGGGTGACGTCGTTCGATCGCGTGCGCCAGTTCGAGCGTGAGCTCGCCTACGCGGTCAAGCAAGCTGAGAAGCCCAACGCGACCCTCAAGGTCGGCGATCATTGCCGCTGGTGCGCAGCAAAGCCGATCTGCCCGCTGATGAATGGCGCGGTCGATCGCGCACTACAGACGCAGATCAAAGAGCTTGACGCCGAGCAGTTAGGCGCCCTGTTGGAGCGCGCCAACGTGTTAGAGCAATGGATCAGCGACCTGCGCGGGCTTGCCATGCAAGTGCTGGAGTCGGGCAACCCTGTCCCTGGCTACAAGCTCGTGGCGAAGCGCGCCACACGCAAATGGGTCGATGAGGAACAAGCCAAGCAAGTGCTGCTGACGCACTTGCGGCATGAAGACGTGATCGAGTCGAGTGTGATCAGCCCTGCACAGGCGGAGAAGAAGCTCAAAAAGCTGAAGCTCCCCTTGCCGGATGATCTCGTCGTCTCGGTCTCGACGGGTAACACGTTTGCGCCGGAGAGCGATCCTCGGCCAGCCGTGTTGCAAATCGGGCAGCAGTTGACTGCGGCCCTTTCTAAACTAGTCTGAGGAATAAACTAATGTCCAATATCACTGCGTTCAGCAAAGCGGGTCTCCCCGCCGTCTCTTCTCTGTCCACCGCCCTGCGTAACATCGAGGTCGATGTCGGCCCTGCCGGCACTGCGATCCTCAAGATGGATAAGACGGGCCACTGGGTCTTTGGTGCGGATCAAACCGAGGCCGAAGAGGACAGTAAGTGGGCGATCAATCCGTTCTCGTTCGTCCACGGCTACATTGCTTGGGGCGACGGCGAGGTGTTAGGCGAGAAGATGGTCTCGGTGTCACAGCCGTTACCTGAGCTTGAGCCTGCCCCGCCGCAGTCAAAGAAAGGATGGGAGACACAGGTGGGCTTGAGCTTGAAGTGCATCTCGGGTGACGACGCGGGCCTCGAAGCCCGTTACAGCACCACGAGCGTGGGCGGCAAGCGTGCCGTGCAGACCCTCGCAGCCGCCATCGCTGCACAGGTCGAGCGCGATCAAAGCAAGCCCGTGCCGGTCGTGTTGCTGAAGAAGGAGCACTACCAGCATAAGTCCTACGGTCGCATCTACACGCCGGTCTTTGAGATCGTCGAGTGGGTGTCTATGGAAGGCGAAGCGCCATCGAACGATGACGAGACGCCACCCCCAGCCGCAGCAGCCCGCCGCCGTCGCGCGGCCTAAGAGGAGCGGGGGTCGGCAACGGCCCCCGTCTTTTGATGCGAGTATTAGTGGCTTGTGAATTCTCTGGCACTGTGCGAAACGCGTTCCGCAAACGCGGGCACGATGCTATGTCTTGTGACCTGTTGCCGAGCGAAACGGAAGGCCCGCACTATCAAGGCGACGTGCGTGACGTGCTGCAAGATGGTTGGGACTTGATGATCGCTCACCCACCTTGCACATATTTGACGAATAGCGGCGTAACGTGGTTACACCGTGACCCGACGCGATGGCAAAAGCTCGATGATGCAGCGGAGTTTTTTAAAATGCTGCTTGATGCTCCCATCCCGCGAATTGCGATTGAAAACCTGATCATGCACAAGTACGCCAAAGAGCGTATTGGCGGCGTGAAGCAGTCACAAGTGATTCAGCCGTGGATGTTTGGACATCCTGAGTCAAAGGCAACGTGCTTGTGGCTCAAGAATTTGCCGACGCTCAGGGAAACGAAAAACGTAAAAGAGGAGATGTTAAAGCTACCGGACAGCGAACGGCAAAGATTACATTGGCTTCCGCCGTCTGCCGACCGATGGAAACTTCGTAGTACAACTTATTCAGGCATCGCTGAAGCGATGGCAGAGCAATGGCAATACTTTGGTTAGACTTCGAGACCCGTAGCCGCTGCGACCTGAAGGCACACGGCGTCTACACCTACGCGCAAGACCTGAGCACCGAGGTGCTCTGCATGTCGTATGCGTTCGACGATGAGCCCGTCGAGACGTGGCTCCCGAAGCACCCGTTCCCTGAGCGCGTGGCGAACTGGACAGGGCAGATTCGCGCGCACAACGCTGCGTTCGAGCGCCTGATCTTTTGGCATGTGCTTGACCTGCCGTTCGCGCTCACTCAATTCTTTTGCACCGCGACACAAGCGCGGGCGAACTGTCTGCCTGGCAGCCTTGAAGACATAGGCCGCGCTCTGTCGTCTAAGATGAAGAAAGACCATCGCGGCGCGCAGTTGATCCGCCAGTTGTCGATCCCTAGGGCGGACGGGACGTTCAACAACGATCCTGAATTGATGGCCGAGATGATCCGCTACTGCGAGCAGGACGTGCGCGCGATGCGCGAGATCAGTAAGGCCATGCGTATCCTATCGGATACAGAGCTCCTCGATTACCACGTCAACGAGCGCATCAACGATCGCGGCGTGCGCGTGGATCTGCCGCTCTGCGAGGCCGCCGTGCGCTACGCCGAGGCCGAGTTGCAGGACATTGAAGAGATCGTCGCCGACGTCACGCGTGGCGTGATTACGAGCGTGCGCTCGCCTAAGATGCGCGAGTGGGTATTGGAACGTGTCGGCCCTGAAGCGAAGAAGCTGATGACCGTCTACAAAGACGGCGAGAAGAAGTACAGCATCGACAAGACCGTCCGAGCGAACCTGCTCGCGATGGACAACCCCGATGAGTTGCCCGCAGACGTCGCCGAGGTCGTGCAGTGCGCGGATGATCTTTGGGCGTCGTCCGTTGCGAAGTTCAAACGGTTAGCTAACCTGGCGGGCCAAGACGCTCGCGTGCGTGGCGCGTTTGTTTTTGCAGGCGGTAGCGCCACAGGCCGCGCGTCGAGCTACGGCGCGCAGGTGCATAACTTCACGCGCAAGTGCCACAAAGAACCCGAGGCCGTGCGGCACGCGCTCGTGCGCGGGCATAGTATCGTTCCGCGTTACGGAACCCGCGTCACGGATGTCCTCAAGGCCATGCTGCGCCCTGCGCTCATCCCCGCCAAGGGTAACGTATATGTGGTGGCCGATTGGAACGCGATCGAAGCGCGAGCGACCGCGTGGCTCTCGGCTGACCACACCGCCGAGGACGTGCTCAACGTCTTCCGCGCAGGCGGTGACATCTACAAGCGTGAGGCCGCAGGGATCTACCGCACTGACGTATCGGTTATTACTGACGAGCAACGCCAGATCGGTAAAGTCGCAATCCTAAGCCTCGGCTTTGCGGGCGGTGTCGGCGCGTTCGGCAACATGGCTCGCGCCTACGGCGTGACTATGAGCGAGTCGGACGCCCAGCGGATCGTCGACGCTTGGCGCCGTGCGAACGGCTGGGCCGTGCGTTACTGGCAGAAGCTCGAAGAGGCCTACACCCGAGCGATGCGAAATGTCAACCATGAATTTGCCGCTGGGCGCGTCAGTTATTTGTTTGACGGGCAGCATCTTTGGTACGCACTGCCGTCGGGCCGCGTGTTATGTTACCCGTTCGCCAAGCTGGACTCTGACGGCGTGAGCTATCTCAAAGCCGCTTGGAAACCCGCCGCCGATGCGACCGAGTGGCCGCGAGCGCGGCTCTGGAAGGGCTTGGCGACGGAGAACATCACGCAGGCGGTCGCCAATGACTTGCTGCGTGAGGCACTGCGTGAGCTCGACCGTCGGGGGTTACAGACCGTGCTGCATGTGCACGACGAAATCGTTTTAGAGTGTCCTAGCGAGGCCGCCGAGGCCGTCGCTGAGACGCTCGTGGAAGTGATGTGTAGGGCTCCATCGTGGGCCGAGGGCTTGCCGCTGCGCGCCGAAGTGAAGGTGATGGAGCGGTACGGGAAGTGAAAAAAAAGCCCCACGGCTAGGTGGGGCTAAGAGGGGTCTGGAGAAAACACGATGCAATCATTCGTCGACTATCTTATCAACATTGCTCCCGAAGGGGAAACGATTTTATTTGTTCAGCAGAAGCCTAAGATGCGTAAGGGTGAGCCCGAGACGCATAACGACGGCTCGCCTAAGTACGTCTGGATCCCGCATCTGCCCTACAAGGCGCCGCTCAAGCGCAAGGCGGCGTGGTACGCCAACACCGGCTGCTTCATCGTCGAACGGTTCAAAGAGGGGCTTTCAGCGTCCGCGCAAAACTGCGAGCGCGTGGCGTTCATGGTGCTCGATGACATTGGCACAAAGTCCAGCGCGCCGCCGATCGAGCCGACATGGAAGCTAGAAACGAGCCCTGGCAACTACCAGTGGGGTTACACGTTTGGGCTCGATGATCAGCCGATGCGCGGTGAGTTTAACGCCGCGATCAAGGCGATGGCCGAAGCGGGTTTCACCGACCCCGGTGCGGTGAATCCCGTCCGTAATTTCCGCATCCCTGGCAGTGTCAACCTCAAGGAAGGTCGCAATAACTTCGAGGCCGTGCTCACCGAGTTTCACCCCGAGCGCGAGTTCACGCTTGATCAGATCATTACCGCCTGCGGCGTCACGCCTGGGCCTGTAGATACCGCGTATATACGCGGCGTATATCTCGAAGACGACGGGCTCGACACGGTGCTGGAGTGGATCCGCGAGCGCGGGTTGCTGCTCGACAAGGCGAACGGCGAGGGCTGGTACGGCGTCGTCTGCCCTAACCATGCCGCGCACACGACGGGCGATCCCGGCGGGCGCTATAACCCCGTCAACCGCAGCTATACTTGCTTCCACGGGCATTGCGAAGAGTGGGACAGCGAGCGTTTCCTGCGCTGGGTCGAGTCCGAGGGTGGCCCCAAGACCGGCTACGGTCTGCGTGATGATCTACTCGCGAAAAAATTAGGAGCGGCATTGAGTAAAATTACTCCCAATACTGAGTATCCTGACGAAGCCGCCAAGGTCATCAAAGAAGTCGAGCGCCGCGAGCTCGGGCGCGTCGAGAAGGCAGGCTGGTACGAACGCTTTGCGTATGTTATCGACGATGACGCGTACTTTGATTTAGTCGAGCGTCAAGAGATCACACGCACCTCGTTCAATGCGCTCTATCGGCATGTGACCTGTCACAGCATCCACAATAACCGCCGCATCGAGGCGTCCGTTTGCTTCGATGAGAACCGTCAGGCGATGGGCGCTCGCGTCCTCACGGGCGTCACGTTCGCGGCAGGTGAGTCGGTGCTCTGCTCCCGCAGCGGGCTGGTGTATGGCAACCGCTGGCGCAACGCGCGCCCCGAGGGCGTGCTTGGCGACGTGACACCGTGGCTTGAGCACGCCGAGCGCATGATCCCCGATCCCGCCGAGCGCGAGCATGTGCTCGATGTCATGGCGTACAAGCGCCAGCACCCCGAGCGCAAGATCAACCATGCCGTACTGCACGCCGGCAAGCCTGGCAGCGGTAAAGACACGCTCTGGGCGCCGTTCCTGCACGCGATCGGCGGCGACGTGCGCGACCGTGCCAACATCGCGATCATTAAAAACGAGGAACTTAGTAGCCAATGGGGCTATGCGTTCGAGTCTGAAGTCATCGTGATCAATGAGCTCAGGCAAGCCGAAGCTAAAGATCGACGGGCGCTTGAGAACAGTTTGAAGCCGGTCATCGCTGCACCGCCTGAGACGCTCACGGTGAACCGCAAAGGGTTGCACCCGTACGATGCGCTCAACCGTGTGTTCGTCCTCTCATTCTCGAACGAACGCGCCGCGATCAGTCTGCCATCGAATGATCGGCGATGGTTCGTGCTCTGGTCTGAGGCCGAGCGGATGACGACGGAGGCGGCGGCTGCGCTCTGGGGTTGGTATCAGGCGGGCGGCTTTGCCGCCGTGACCGCGTGGCTCGATGCGCGCGACGTGTCGGCGTTCAACCCTGGCGCGACTCCGCCCATGACTGAAGCCAAGGCGATTATGATCGAATCGGCGATGAGCACCGCCGAGAGCTTCCTCGTGGACATGATCCGCCGCCGGCAAGGCGACTTCGCGCGCGGCGTGATCGCGTCACCCTTTTATGCCATTTGTGACCGGCTGCAAGGCCTCGCACCGAGCGGCGTTAAGGTTGTGCCGGCGGCGCTCATGCACGCGCTGCGCGAGGCCGAATGGATCGACTGCGGGCGCGTTCACTCGCGCGAGTATCCGACAAAGAAGCACGTCTTCGCTCACCCGCAATTTGCGGCGCTCAATCGTTCCGACTTGCGACGGATGGCGGAAGGCGATGAGCCCGCGCTCTCAATCGTCGGACAATAGCCAATCAATGACGACGGCGGCGAGTACGGTCAATACAAAGTAAATCACGCGGGTTATCCTTTTGTGCTTGTAACACGTTGTAACGCTCGGTAACGATCTGTAACCGCGTCGGCGCCTTGTACCGCCGTCCCTCGCCGCGCGCCACTTGTCGGCGCGCGACGTCGATCCAGCGGCCCATGCGGCGGCGCCACCACTCGCTAACCGTCGGTGTCCGGCTCATGCTTGAACCGATCCAGCGCGCGGCGTGCGATCGCTTGCGCCTCGGTCGGATCGCGGGCGATGGTGTCGAGTGCCAACTGGTAATGCAGTAGCGTTTCGACCGCCCTGGCGTAGTTGTCAACGATCCGCCCGAATTGCTCGCTCGATAGCATGGCGTCACGGCTCATCGCTCGCCCCTTGACGTGTTAACAAAATCAAAAAACGTTAACACGTTTTGCCAACATGTTAACGCCGTCATCGCTCGCACTCCCGCACGAGTCGCTCGATGAACCAGAGCGCCTTGCGGTATTCCTCCGCCCGTGCGGCGTCATGGTCGCCGTGCTTATGCCCGACTCGCGATAGATACTTGATCGCGCTCAAACGCAAGTACCCCTCGAACTCTTCAGGCGTACTTTTGGCGCGCATGTAGTCGATGGTTTCGATGCCGCCAACCTTGTAATGATCGGGGTTGATCGCATCGCCTGGCGTAGTGACGGCCTTCGGATCGAACGGGCGCGACGCCTGAAAGTCTCGATAGGCGGTCTCGAAGTCGTCGGGCGGGCGTCCTAAGTCGCGCCCAAATTCTAGGTACTCACTCAACGTTAACTTGGTCATGATGTTCCCCTTTAATGGTAGTCAATACCGCTGCGTCGGCAACGCACGTTGGGCGCTGGCACTTGCCGCCACTCATAGTCGACGCATGCGCGCCAGCGCCGCCGTAGCGCTCGGATCCAGCGGATCACGGTAGCGACTCCCACGCGCTCGCCTTGCGCTCGATGACGTCGAAATTTTTAATCGGCCAGCGCCGTAGGATGCGCTCATCAGGCCAAGCGAGTAGCACCGTGCCCGCATCGTGCCGCCAGCACCCTTCCGCCGTCATGCCGTCGCCCGTGTAGTAAAACGCACGGCGCATGCCGGCAAGGTTCGCCTTAGTCGTGCCGAGCGCGAGCGCGTCTAGCTTGAGCTCGCATGGGCTAGTCGTCAGGATCGTGCGCCCCTTGCGGTCTCCCTTAACGCCTGACACGGCGAACGTGTCGGCGTGGGCGGTCATGGTCAGTGTGGCAGCAAGCGCCGCCGTTAAGATTGCAGTCTTCATTGCGTGTTGTCTCCGTTGTTTATAGATCATGCTCAGAACCAATAGTCCACTCGATGGCTTCCCATTCGAGCTCGCCGTGCGGCGTGTAGCCATCGCGTACTATGCGCTCGGCGACGTCATGGGCGTCGTCTTCGTTTGCTGCGGCGACTGTAACCCGCTCGGTTACAGTCGCCGAAAAGGTTATTTCGTAGATGTTCATCGGTTAGACCTCCGCGCGATAGTAGGCGAGCCAATCGCCTGCAAAATCTGAAAATTGTTTGCGCGAATAGAGCACGCCTGCACGCTCGCGCGGCGGTTTCAAACATATGTCGATGCGTTGCATATCGCTCCGATCATGCGCGGCGCGTGCGATCGCGTCCGCCTGGTTCCACGTATCGCACGCGATCACGAGCACGTTACGCTTGCCCTGGGCGGCGCCCCATCCGCTTAAAAATTTGTCGGTCATTCTCACGAAATACTTACTCACGATTGCACCCCGGCGGCGGTCGCCACTTCATCAATGATCGAGTCTGCATCGCGCGTGCAGGATCGGTTGAGCGTCCAATACCGATTGCCGATCCGTACATACCATGCGTGAATATCGGCGGCGAGCGCCTCGGTGACGAAAAACGTTTCGTAGTTTTCCGATCGGCGCCACTTGCCTGGTGGCAACACGTTAAGCATTTCGTGGAACATTTCGCGCGTCACTTCAAACGGCGCGTGGCAGTAGGCCGCCACTTGCGCGTCGTCGATCATGCGGCACGCATCATCGAACGGCACGAGCTGCATATGCTCGCCACGCACGGCGCGCACTTCGGCCAGCGTCTCGCGATCGTACTGGGTACGCCACTCGCCATTTTGGTAGACGGCTAGGGAATACAAATGCGTTTTGCCTGGTTCATAGAATGCCATCATGTTTTCGGTCTGCATGGTGTAGTTTCCTTTAGGCTAGGTTAGAAAATGGGCGGCCATGGGCGCCGCCCTGGTTGATGGGTTAGGCCGCCGCCGCAGGCGACACGGGCAGCATGTCGAGCCACTCGGGGTTATCCACGCTCGACGGCATGTCGCATCGAAACGGCATGATCACGCCCACACTATCGCCGGCCAGTAGCACGCGCGCGGGCCCGCCGTCGCCATGCTCGGCGCCGTTATACGCAACGGCCGGCGAGTACTTCGCGCCGAGTAGCTTGTTCGCTTTTTTAAATGCGTGCATATAGTCTGCATCCAACTGTTGCGGGCGGCCGGACACGGTGCGTGGCACGACACGGCGCCAGTCTGGGAATTGACCGTCGATCAGTGGCGCCGTCGTGTTAGCGCCGCCGGCATTGACGGTCACACTGCGCGCGGCCGTGTCGATCGACACCGATAGCGGCGCGTCCTTGTAGGCGGGTTTCATCAACTCCAATAGCGGCCGGTTAATGATGTATTGACCTGGTACGGGCGGCGCGTCGTCGTCGCTGGGCTCGAGCTCGACAGCGACGGCGATCAGGATATGGCCATTGGTTGCGACCGCTACCGCATCATGCGCGCGGACGTCAATACATACGCCGTTGAGATAGTAACGGCGGTCATCCTTAGCGGCGGCGAGTAGCAAAGCCTTAACGGTAGCCATGGGGGTAATGAATTTCATGATGCTAATTTCCTTTAGGTTAGTTTAGTGAACGGGATAACTTTACAGAGTTTAGTCACGGGCTGCAAGGCATATCAAACCAAACGTTTGACAGTAGGCGGCGGCGAGTAATGTCGGCGCGCCGAAATAAGCGCCCGCGATACATAGGCCGGTGAGAATGAAAAAGAGTGTCGAGAATTTCATTCGGCATCCTCCAGCATGTAGGGGTAGACAGATTCGATACTCGGGAACGTGTAGTCCCACACTACCGGCTGGATGTCGACGCGCCCGTTAGCGTTGCGCTCGGACGTCACTTTGTAGAGTAGGCCGACCTCATTGGCGTCGCGGTATTCGGGTTTGATGTAAACGAGTCGCATTAGATAGCCTCCCGCGCCATTGTTTCGAGTTTAGCGATGACGTTTTGGCGGGCTAAATAGTCGGGGATCGCTCCGATCACGCAATCCGTTTCGTTATAGTCGTAAGCGCGCATGATCGCGGCCTGCGTGAGCTCGCACGGTGCGCTTGTGACATATCTAATACCGCGATCTACGTCGACGAATAGCACGCGACCGTCGGCGAGTTTTTCGGCGGCGATGCGCTGGCCCTTATCGGTATATCCTCGGCGGGTGTTAAAAGTGATGATGTTTGACATGGTTTTCTCCGTTGCGTCCAGGGCGCGTTGTTTTGGCTGGAGCACTCATCATATATAGGCGCAAAACCTTGTCAAGCATTTTCTTACACTAGCGACCATTATGCGGTTGTTTTGTGGGTAGCGTGTGGGTAGCGTTTGGGTAATGAAAACGAGGGCAGATTGCCCACACAAAATGCCTGTATACATAGGGCGCGAGTGCTCTGTGGGCAAAATGGTCATGTAATTTTCTGACCCTGTGACTTCTTAATTTTATGCGCATAAAACGTGTGGGCGTGCATAAAGTCGAGCGCCGCCGACTTTTGTGGGCATGCCCACATTGCCCACATTGCCCACAAACTCCCCCGCCCCCATGCCCCCGCCCGCATGCTTGTGGGTCATGTGGGCAATTGCAAACGGATTGCCCACATTGCCCACACGTCATGGCTGCGTGGCTGCGTGTCATGGTTGCCTGACACTTGCGTGGGCTATGCCCACATTGCCCACCACGCTGGCATGCCTGTTATGTTATAACATAACGTCTTACACGCGCGGGTCGTCGGCTGATGGGCTAATCGCCGAGAGCATGGGGGGGGGAGGGCCGAGGGGCAACCGGTCATAGTTATGGTGGTTCCGCAAGAAAAATTTTTTTTTATTTTTAGCAAACAACCACCCGCATCCTTTATTAAGCCTTCTTGCTAATAAAGCATTTCCTGTTATCCTTAAATAACGATGTCTGACGTGATGCGCACGTAGCGATCGGGAGGTAGCTGAAGGGTTCCCCCGCCCACCATCTAAGGCACTCCGCCCCGACACACAGGCTCGACGGTTGTTCGAGATCGCGGCCTCCCGGCAGGTGAACCCTGCACATCGCTTGTCTTTTGCTTACACGGTCATTAAAGTCACCGCATGTTCAAATCGCTCCCGCTGACGACACGCGAGCTCAAAGCCACCGAAGAGCGCCTTCAGGCGATTTATGACGCCGCTGCCCTCGGGCTAAAGGGTGATAGCCTTGCATTAGCCGCCGGCATGTTGCCGGTGGAATATCGACGGCTGTGCCAGATGGACCCTCTGGCGGCGATGGCGGAGGCGAAAGGGCGTGCTGACAGTGAGGCTGAGGCTGCGGGGCAGTTGCGTGACGCGGCTCGCAATGGCGATAGCAAGGCTGCTCTGTCTATCCTCCAGCACCTGCATGGCTGGGTCGCCAAGCAGCAGGTCCAAGTCGACGTCACCCAGCAGATCAGCGTCATCGCCGCGCTGCAAGAGGCGGAGTCTCGCGTCATCAATGGCCGAGTATTGTCGGCTGCACCGGCTGCATTAGAAGGTGCTATAATTGACGAAGCCCCGAACCGTTCCAGCGGATCGAGGCTTCTAACCGATCAACCTGTAAGAGAGGCTGAACATGGCTACCAAAATTCTAACGCAAGCTCGATTGAAAGAGCTACTGCATTACAACCCTGACACCGGGCGGTTTACATGGCTTCAGCCATGCAACCGTTTTAGCCAAGTAAGGTCCGGCGACCCCGCTGGCACGCTGCATAAGCGAGGATACATCCATATTAAAGTAGAAGGCCAAAGCTATAAGGCGCATCGCCTAGCTTGGCTATACGTACATGGTCGTTGGCCTGAGCCGGCTATTGATCACATTAACCGAATTAAAAACGACAACCGGATAGTTAATTTGCGTGAAGCCGATCAGCTTCGTAATATGCAAAACAAAAGCCGTTACAAACGTAACGTAAGCGGCTACATTGGCGTTACCCCGCACCGCGCTACAGGTAAATGGGTTGCACAAGTACAAGTTAATAAGCGTAATCATTACCTAGGCGTATACGAAACTGCCGAAACTGCGGCACTTGCATACGAACAAGCAAAAAGGCAACTTAGTATCTAATGCAAACTCCTATTTACAGCCCCGACGACGAGATGGCGTTAATGTCGCGCCTATGGGCGAAAGACATTAAAAACGACCCTGAATCGTTTGTAAGGTTTGTTTTTCCTTGGGGGCAAAAAGGCACCCCGCTTGAGCGCCACGCTGGACCGCGTAAATGGCAGCGTGATGTATTACGGCAGATTAAAGAGCATATTGATGCCAATGAAGGGCGCGTAGACTTTAAGGTCTTACGCATGGCTATTGCGTCAGGGCGCGGTATTGGTAAATCCGCGTTAGTAGCGTGGTTAGTCATTTGGATGTTAACAACGCGAATAGGCGGCTCTGTAATCGTGTCCGCTAACTCAGAAGCGCAGTTACGCTCAATTACATGGGCAGAAATTACTAAGTGGTTAGCCATGACGCTTAACAGCCATTGGTTTGAAATTTCCGCTACTCGTGTTATGCCGGCTAAATGGTTAGCTGAGATCGTAGAACGGGACTTAAAAAAGGGTACCCGATATTGGGCTGTTGAAGGCCGGCTATGGTCGGAAGAAAACCCAGACGCCTATGCAGGTCTGCATAACAGCGACGGAGTTATGTTGATATTTGACGAAAGTTCAGGTATTCCAGATTCTATTTGGGACGTAGCCCAAGGCTTCTTTACGGAGAACACGCCGAGCCGGTTCTGGTTGGCGTTCAGCAACCCACGTCGCAATGAGGGGTATTTCTATGAGTGTTTCAACGCGAAAAGGGACTTCTGGCGGACGCAAAACATCGACGCGCGCCAAGTCGAAGACACCGACAAAACCGTCTACGAGCAAATCATTGCTGAGTATGGACCAGATAGTGTCCAGGCAAAGGTTGAGGTCTACGGAGAGTTTCCTGACGACAGCGACGACCAGTTCATTACTCCACGAATTGTGGAGGAGGCTATGGCAAGGCCTCGGTACAAGGACGAGAGCGCGCCACGCGTTATCGGAGTCGATCCAGCGCGAGGCGGACACGACTCCACAGTCATCGTCGTAAGGCAAGGGCGCGACATCATCGACATCAAACGCTACCACGGCGACGATACGATGACGACCGTGGGACGCGTGATCGACGCGATCGAAGAGTACAACCCGACGCTCACGATCATCGACGAGGGCGGGCTAGGCTATGGCATACTTGACCGCTTGAAAGAGCAGCGGTATAAGGTGCGTGGGGTAAACTTTGGCTGGAAGGCCAAGAACCCTGTGATGTACCAAAACAAACGCTCGGAGATGTGGGGCGAGATGAAGACATGGCTGCAAACAGCGAGTCTTCCCGCCGATCGACAACTGAAGAGCGACTTGGTGGGGCCGCATCAGAAGTTTAACTCATCCGGAGCGATCCTGTTGGAGAGCAAGAAGGACATGAAGGCACGGGGGCTCGCCTCACCTGACGCAGCAGATGCGCTTGCCGTTACCTTCGCCTACCCGCTCGCCAGCCGCGAGGCGCGTGATCGTCCGCGCCGCATCGTGATGAACCAAGGCGGCGCAATCACAAACAGTTGGATGGGTGCCTAGTGGCGCGTAAGTCCGTCAGCCTAGCAGTCGGTCGAGGCGAGAAGCTCTCGACTAAGGCAGGCGCAGGACTCACAGCCAAAGGCAGAGCGAAGTATAATCGAGCGACGGGGAGCAAGCTCAAGGCGCCAGCGCCGAACCCGAAGACTAAGGCGGACGCAGGGCGTAAGAAGTCGTTCTGTGCCCGCATGAAGGGCGTGGTCGCCAAGGCCAAAGGGCCAGCCGAGCGCGCT